CTGGTGGAGGCTCAGGTGGTTCGGGCGGTTCTTCAGGCGGAGAGGGTCGTTCAAGAAAGGAAGAGGATTCTGGCAATGAACCTTCTGGAGAAATTGCGGGTCCAGAGGATGATGATGGCGAAGAGTTTACAAAAAATAGTATTTTCAAGTATTATATAAAGGAGGGTAAAGAAATGAAGAAATTTAATTGGTTTGGTTTTACTAAAAAAATGTGGGATATAACCGCTGCTTTAGTATTTACCCTTGCTGGTAGCTTTGTTGTGTACATTACATTGTCTGGTACAACGCAAAGACTTGCTGGAATATCAACTGTAATTGCTATTCTTGTGCATTATGTGCATGAAATTCTAAAGAATGACGAATAAATAACTCTAAGATATACTATGTATCAGCCCGTTGGGGCAAGGAGGTGGTCTTTTGTCTACTTTGTTGAATGAGAATAATAAGAAAATGCTTGCGTCATGGGCGCGGTCGTTCGTTGGTGCATCTTTGGCTGTCTATATGACAGGCAATCAAGATCCAAAAGCAATCGCTACTGCAGGTCTTGCAGCTTTGGCTCCAGTTATCATGCGTTGGTTGAATCCAAACGACGCAGCTTTTGGTAGAAAGAAGTAATATTTAAAATGGCACAGATTAAAAACATCCTCCTGAGAATCGTTGCAACATTTGCGGCTTCTGGCTTGGGTGTTGTCGGTGCCGGTACGATTGCGGGTGTCCCGCTATGGAAAGCAATTTTCATGGCGGGCATCGCAGGCGTAGCAACTGTCATTGAAGGACTGTCACGAGCATTCCTAGATGATGGTAAACTTAGTCTAGACGAAATTGATCGTGTCTTTTCAAAAGTTGAAAAGAAAAAAGAGGAGATTAAATAATGACTAAGAGAACTGAATGGGATTATATTGTTGATGTAAAGATGCCAGCGGCGTTGAAGAGCGTAGAGCCAGGCAAACTACACGCAAGTCTTTTGCGTGACATTCCAACTGGGGGCAAGTTGTTTTACCTTGCAGCAGATGCTTGGAATGCAATGGTTGAGGCAGCAAAGGCTGATGGCGTAGAGCTCAAGCCCACGAGTAGCGGCGATTTATATCGTAGTTACGACAGTCAAAAGGCTGGCTTTTTAAGTCGCTACAGTCTTCAAGATACGGGAACTGGTTCAACAAAAACTTTTGAAGGTAAGACTTGGTATTTGAAGAAAGGCATGGCGATGCTTGCCACACCAGGTAAGTCTCAGCATAATCTCGGCTTGGCTGTTGATATTGCTAATGCTTCAGAGAAAAAAAGAATTAATTGGTTGATTGCCAATGTTGAAAAGTTCGGGTGGAGTTGGGAAGTAGTTCCTTCAGAGCCTTGGCATATTCGTTATGTATGTGGTGATGCAGTACCGCAAGCAGTCAAAGACTATGTTGCTCGTAATCCAAAGCCGGGTAGTGTATTTGGTTCAGTTGCGGAACAGAAAGCTGCAGCAGAACAGAAGGCAGCAACTCCTGCAGCCAATGTTGTAGCGGCGGCTAATAAACCAAATATTGTAAAAGATAATAAGGGTAAAGCCGTGAAAGAAGCTCAGTCACTTCTTGATAAGCATGGTTTTGCTTGTAAGCCTGATGGAGATTTTGGTCCTAAAACACAAGAGATTGTTAGGCAATTTCAGAAAGCAAAAGGTATTCGAGTTACTGGTGATGTTGATCAGCCTACATGGGCTGCATTGCTGGCATAACTAATCTTTGATAATATCTTATAGGAGATATTATGGCTGCAACTAGAAATATTACTATTTATCAGGGCGATACTTACGCTCATGAATTGCGTATTAAAGATAGTGCTAATGCCAATGTTAATATTTCCACTAGGACTTATACTGGACAAATTAGGAAAAAAAGAAATTCTGAAACAGCTGCAGCTACATTTACATCTCAAATTACTAATGGTGCCAATGGCATTGTTGTTTTGTCGCTGACATCTGCGGTGACAGCAAATATTGCTGCGGGGACTTATGTTTATGACTTTCAGGAAACTAATGGTTCAACGGTTACAACATTAATTACTGGAACAGCAACGATAACTGGTGAGGTCAGCAGGTAATGGCTGGTGATATCACTACTGTTCAAGTAAGTAATAGCGATATCACATCGCTTTCTATTTCTACTGATGTCTCAAATGTCACTGTTGCTTCTGAAATTACAGCAATAACGGTACAGACAAATGACACTACGGTATTAACACAAACTTCAGGAACAATCAATTTGGCAAGTTTAAGTTTAGCTACAACAGTCACTGATGTTGCAAGAAGTGGGGTTGTTGGTGTGAGCACTTTGGCGGCTAGGGCAGACCATGTTCATAGTGCAGCCGATTTATTAATGGATGGGGGAAATTACTAATGGCGAATACGCTGAGAATTAAAAGAAGGTCATCTGCTGGAGCAGCGGGTGCACCAACAAGTCTAGAGAATGCAGAATTAGCATTTAACGAAGCAGACAATGTTTTGTACTACGGCACAGGCACTGGTGGCGCTGGTGGCAGTGCAACATCCGTTATTGCGATTGGTGGTTATGGTGCATACACAACTCTAGGAACAAACCAAACAATTACTGGGAATAAAACTTTTTCTGGTACTGTAATTGTTCCTACCCCATCAGCCAATACACACGCTGCTACAAAGGCATATGTTGACAGTTCACTCCCAACTCTGTCTGGTACTGAAAACCAAATTGTTTATAACGCTGGAACGATTTCTTTGGCAGCAAATATCACAACACCAGGTAACTTGACTGTTACTGGAGACTTGACTGTTCAAGGCAATACAACAACTCTTAACACAGCAACACTCGTTGTTGAGGATAAGAACATTGTTCTTGCCAATGTTGCGACACCAACAGATACAACTGCCGATGGCGCTGGTATCACAATTCTTGGTGCAACAGACAAGACATTGAACTGGGTTGATGCAACAGATGCATGGACATCTTCGGAGCATTTCAACATTGTTGCTGGCAAGTCATTTTATATTGGCGGATCGGCAGTGCTTTCAAATACAACTTTGGCTTCAAGCGTTATTACCTCAAGTCTTACATCTGTAGGAACAATTGGTACTGGTGTATGGCAAGGTACTGCTATTGGTATCGCTTACGGTGGTACTGGTTCTACAACTGCTGATGGTGCAAGAACTGCATTGGGTCTTGCGATTGGATCTAATGTTCAAGCCTTCAGCTCGCAACTCACAGCGCTTGCTGCGAACACTGCTACTATTGACGGTGGTACTTTCTAATTAAGGGGTTTTAATGCCTAATGTAATTAAAATTAAAAATTCAGGTACAGCAAATAGTGCTCCCACCTCGCTTGAGGTAGGAGAGCTTGCTATTAACTATGCCGATGGTCTTTTATTTTATAAAGACTCAAGTAACACTATCGTTTCTTTTGACATTAGCGGAACTTTTAGTACAACCCAGCTAGGTGAAGATTTAAATGACTTTGAAGTGTCACTAGCAATGCAGACTTTTTAAAGGCTGAAAAACAGTAATACTGTTATAATTGAATTATGGATGATGTAAAGATTGAAACAAGTAAAACACTTACTTTAACACTACCTTCAGACCCAACATCAAATGTTGTTTCAGTTAGTTTATACCATGAATTTGGATCTCTTGTTTCTGGTCCAACAAATGCAACTAGGACAGCAACTGGTGTTTACACAATCACCTACGGTCAAGCGGCTTCTGGCATATATGTTCTAAATGCTGCAGGAAGATATCGTGCTGATTTTACATACACAATAAGTGCAGTGTCATACACACAGTCACAATACTTTAATGTCTACACCCCGTATATTGATATTGATACATTCTTTGAAGACCACCCGACTCTTGAAGATGAATGGTTTGATAAGTTTGATAAATTAGAAAAGAAAGTAAGGAATATTATCAATACTTTTTGTGGTCAATCTTTTGAATATTATCCAAACAAATATCTTGAAGTTATGGGTTCTGGCAAAAAATCAATTCATCTTCCAAATCCAATAGCAACCTTAAGAAAAGTTACCGCAGACCCAGGAACTAATGATGAAATTGTACTTCATGACTATGAAGATGCAACAATGAATCATATTGAAAAGATTAAAGAACCACACAGCTTTGGCGGCTCTTATTATGTGCAATTTAGGAAATCTGTTCTTGACAGCGTAAATGTTCTTTTAATTGTTAATAAGTTTAATCCTCAAAGTGTATATCGGATTGAAGGTGATTTTGGTTGGAGATTTGTGCCTAATAATATAGAGCAAGCTGCCGACCTTCTCTTGGAAGATATGATGAACGATGACTCAATTTATCGCAGACACGGTATTTACAGTGCGGATATGGATGTTCTTAAAATTCAAACAGGTCAAAACTTTTACGAGTCAACAGGGAACATTGATGCAGACATATTGCTTATGGACTACACATTGTTTGTTATGGACTATGTGGTTTAAATGGCTTCCCAGACCTATTTCAAATTCACTCACAAAGGTGACATATATACAAAAAGTACGAGCACAAATGCGGCTGGTCAACAATACGCTTCTTATTCAAAAGTAGCTACGATATCTTTTCAATTTCAAGCCCCCAGCACAAGCTCTTCTGCTGGAGATGAAAGAAGACTTAGTCCATATCAAGACAGTATCCCTAAATTTGAAGCACTTGTCCCGAAAGAATATGATACAAATATTACATATGGTAATAGGTTGCAAAATGTAAAAGATAGAAATGGGAATGTGGTTGATAATTATGTT